AGTTTCGGACAGCCCACTATCGCGGTAGGCACTTCCGGACAACCTTTCTTGTTCTCTCTCTCGCACCATTCATTGGGAACGATGAAGAGACCCATGAAGTCTCTTCCATTTCCCCTCGCGTATGATGGGTGATTCGAGTCAATGTAGGTCTGACCGACTCCGTGATCGACCAGGAAGGGGATCCTTCCGGCTGCGTATGCCGTCTTCGCGTCCTCAATACCGGCCACAACGACCGGGCCTGTTCCTTTCCGCAAGCTCTGAACGACTTTGAGGTGCGAGGGCATGAGATATGTTCGGATCTTCTTCGATCGTGAATGAGCACCTATTGCCGAGAGTACATAGAACTTGCCTCTAAGATAATCGGGCATTGCCTTCCATATCGTTTCGAGATGATCGAAGTAATGGGCGGCCTGCGCATAGAAGTCTATCGAGACTCTTGAATCGGTAAACCTCTCGGAGATCAACGATTCCATTGCCCTTGAATTACCCTGATATGCCACATACCTGTCTCGAAGAACCTTGTTCGCCTTGAACCCCGAATGTTTCGGACATTCGTTGACCGTTCTAGGGTGCCAGAGATGATAGATCGTTGAAGGCAGTTTCTCAATCTTCCCAACGAGTGCCATGACCGCGCATCTGAAGGCCTGATCTTCACCACCCCACCCCTCGAAGCGTTCATCCCACCCTCTGACTTTCTCGAACGTCTCTCTTGAGAGTACGAAGAATTCGCCTAGAACTCTCTCGACTGCCTGAATGTCTTTCTTCTCGATAGGAGGCCAGTCGGTAGGACCGTCTAGGATCGTGGCGGTAGATTCTTTCGTTATCCACGTCACCGTCTCGGCCTGAACCATCGCGGTTCCACGCCTTACTCTCTTCACTGCTTCCCGGATGTCTTCGGGTCGAATCAATCCGTCCGCGTCGATGTAGACGAGAATGTCTCTCGTCGATTTGTTGAACGCGTCGTTTCTCATCCTTGAGCGATTGATCCTGCCGGTGTAGTCTTCCCCGATCACGATCTCGGCTTCAGGGACGTTCTTCTCGTAGAACCCCACGAGCCAGTTGAATATCTTTTCTCTATGTGCATTGCCTCCCTGAAAGGGGATCAGAATCGAGAACATCTTTCACCTCGAAGAAAAAGGGCCGGTTCCCCGGCCCTTGTGGTTGACTATCAGGAACCAGCCGTCGGAGCAGCGTCGAACGTGCCGACAACGAACGATTCAGGTCTTTCGACAGTGAGCTCGACCCTCTCTTCACAGAGGATAGCCAGCTTGTTCTTGATGAAGAAGTCGCTATGCGATCCAGAGACAGAGATTGTGACTTCCTGTCTGTCCCATAGCGTGGCACCAAGATCGAAAGCACCAGTGAGGAACGTTCCTTCAGTGAGCGCAGACGATATGACCACAGGAGTTCTCCAGATTCTCTCCTGCCCGCCGACAACGACATTGACCCAGACATACAGGCCGTCGGACGACTTGAGGAGCTCGATATCTTCCCAGTCACTCGGATGAAGCACGATACCGTTGACAGGGTAGTAGGCAAGGTAAGCCTTCGTCATGGCCCTTCTGATAGCGTCGAGCTTCGTGTCTCCGACCGTGCCGTCGGACCAGTTGTAGGTCTGAACGTCTTCGTCGGTCGTGATGCCGTGGATGTCTCCATCTTCGCCGGTTCCGTAGAGGAGTTCATCGTCTTCCTTGAGGTACAGACCGTAGATCAGCTTCGAGTCGATATAGGCCTGAAGTCCAGGAGCGTCGGCAAGGATCTGCTTTGTCACGGGTATCCAGTGCGCTATCGTCTTGATCGTGTTGCTCTTGTTCTCGAAGGTGATCGCGGATTCGGGCTTTTCTCCGCCTTCCGCCACAACAGCGGCGTTGTTGGTGAAACCCGTTTCTCTGATCCAGTCAATCGCTCCCGCGGTCGTGGGAATGACATTGAGAAGAGATCTAACCCTCGCGGCCCTTCTCGGATCTTCCACGATTCCAGGGACTCTGTATGACGAGTAAAGGTATCCGGCGAGGTTGCCCAGAGAGGCTCCGGTGATGAGCGTCTTCACCTGGACTGGCTGAGACCTTATCGGTATTCCCTTGTCCTTGACGGCCTTGTATGCCTCGGATTCGATGAACGTCTGGCCCGGGGACTTTACCTCGGTCGCTGTGGGCTCGGGGATTCTTCCAGCTTTTGCTTCGAGCTCGTCCATTCTCTTTTTGGCCGCTTCCATACCTTCAGTAATACTTTTTATGGTCGCGTCCATCGCTTCGATAGATTTTGCGGTCGAAGCCGTTGTTTCACCGTGCTTCTTAAGTTCTTCTGCCTGTTTGGTCAGGAGCTCCTTCATATTGCCCTTGTAGGTTTCAAGGAGTTCCTGAAGTTCTTTGAGTTCCATTATTGTTCAACTCCTTCATGAATTGTTTTTGCGAACGAACGGAAAGATTCGAGTATGGCCTGCTCCTCCTCGAACTCTTTCGCAACGTTCAATGTTTTGAGCATTTCTCTGATTTCGTCGTCCGAGTGGTCACCCGGCTCGGAAGTCGGTTCTGCGGCTCCTGATTTCTGAGTGCCTGTGGGCGGCTCGTCCCCCAGGAGTGCTTTGAGGTTGTTTATTGTTTCACGCAATTCTTTCTTTTCACTTTCAGAGAGTCCTACCGTCTCCATTCTGTTCCGCAAGATTGAAAAAAGTTTTGATGTACCGATTTCATTCGAGTTTTTTGCGCCGGTTATGACTGCAAGAGAATTCATTCCCCAGGCAACGACGCTTGCCTCGAAAAGCTCCAATTCCTCAAGTATTCGAATATCTGGCTCTTTTTCTCCCTCTTTCGCATAAGAATATTTGACAGTTCTGTATCCTATCGAAAGAGCGTCAAGTATTCCATCCTTGATCTTCTCTCTAACTTCCTGTGCACGATTCGACTTAGAAAGGCGAGCTTTGATCCAGAGCCCGAATTCATCTTCTTTTGCCTCTTCAACAACCCCAATTATGTCTTCGCTGGACCTCCATCCGTTGTGGAAATCGACGAATTTGATTCTCTTGAGAGGTAGCTTTTCAATGATCGTCTTTTTGAAGGCTCCGGGGATTATCTTGTCTCCGCCATCGTCAACATTGTTGAAAACAGCCGCGTACCCTTCGATGTACCCTGGGCCGTCCTCTTCTTCGATCACTTTCATCTGAGCCTGTTTGGGTTTCAAAACCTTTACTTCAATATCACCCATATCATCACCTCATTCGATAACTTCGTATTCTTCGACGCACCGGCAATTGATTACCTCGCCAGCCGATCCGCCCTGGTCGCCTGGGTACATCAACCCGTTGCTGTATGGTTCATTGAACAGTCTGGTCTCACCGTCCAGCGAGTCGTGGGAGTCTCGAACCCTCGAATCTCTGGACGAGATCCACGTCTTTGTGAGGGGCATTCCTGTTTGAGCCGCCCCTTCCCTGTTCCCGAAATTCGCCGCCCCGCCAGTCTCGGTTCTGGCTATCATGACCGAGCGATATTCAGTCATTGCGCTGTCTCCGAGGCCGCGCCACGAATCGTATTTATCCTGAATCCTTTTCGCGATCTGGGCGCTGGTTAATTCCTCGCTCATGCCCCGGGAGATCTCTCGCGCTATCGCGTCCTGAGTGGTAGCCAACATCCGCGTGATCTTCCTGGCCGCCACAGCCGCGATCCATGTCTGAACGTTCGCCGCGAACGGGTCGAAAACAAACTTCTTTTCTGGTGCACCGCGAGACTTCCCGACCAGCCGGGTTGCCGAGCGTGTGGCGAAGAACTCAATTATTGCCATGTACGCACTTTTGAGAAGGACTTCCCAGTCTTTCTTCTGCGCAATCACGGCGGCGAGAGCCCCGGATTCTCCGCTCTCTTCGTATGCGGCTACAACAACGCTCGATTCGTCCTTGAACCGATCGACTATCTTCTCCGCGACTTTCGATTCCCATTCTCTGCGCGTGGAGTCTCTGGCTTTCCAGAGCGCCGTCTTTTCTTCTTCCGTAAGCGCTTTGACTTCGTGAGGTTTGCTGCTCATGAAACCGAAAGACGGCTTTGGAGATTCACCGCCCGGTATATCGTTGAATCCGAGATTCAATCTCTGATTGATGTCGTTGAACGGCACACCCATGTTATACAGATGCGTGGCCGTCTGGACTTTCTGAACCAGATTGTCTTGTAGAGCCGGGACGTTCGAGAGATCATACATGACTCGAAGATTGTTCGGCTGCGCCATGTCTGAAGCCGCCGGGTCCCACCAGCGAACGAGCGAGAGATTCAAAGTCTCTTGGATATCGACTAGCAGCGGGATGATCGTGTCTTCCCAGAATATCGTTCTGGCGGTAGTCATATTGTTGTACGTAGTCCTTTCGAGTGAGAGAAGAACTACCGGGACTCCGAAGACTGCCGCTATCTCGGACACGTGGAACTTCCTGCTTTCGAGAAAGTCCATCTCCTGCGGAGTCATACCCATAGGCGTCCATTGCATCCCGCCCGTGACTACCCACGGAGCACCTGCGTTCGACGATCCGACGTGTTGATCCCAGACCTGAGACTTGAGCTCGTCGTACTGATCGCCTGTGACTATGAGATCCGCCGGTGTGGAAAACACGCCCGATGTCACGGCGCGATTCTGAAGGCTGGCCTTGTTCCAGTCCACGGCTTCGTTGTCGGTATCGACTACGCGAGCGGCGGCCTGAAGTGGCGAGATGCCCCAGAATATGGACGACGGATCGGGATACATGAGGTGGACTATTTTTCGAGGATCTAGTTTTTCTGGATTGCCAGGTTGAATTTTGTACTCATAATACTGAATCCAACCATCTACACTTGGGACAGGTTTTATCTTGTCCGGGTGCAGGGGATACAGTTCGAAAGGCTTCTCATTTACACCAGAGCCGACAGTATTGATATACCACAATGCGTTGCCCCCGAGATCGAGATGATAGACAAGTCGCTCGAAGAGATCTTGACCACTCATGAAAGTGTTGGCCTTCGCGAGAAGAATCTCCAGCGGGTGGTTTCTGATCCTCTCCCAGTCGCCGTTCTTTGTCTGTTGTTCTACGTGCCACGGCACGGAAGCTATCGCTGCGGCCTTTCTTCGTATGCACGCATAGACCCAGTTGGAGGCTTTGAGTCCTGAAGTTATGGCGTTTTCCGTTGTCCAATCTGAGTACACCGGCCTCCCGGACTGCGAGGAGGGGATAATCTGTATTCGTCTCTTTCCGGTCGCCGCTTTGAAAAGCCAACCGGCTATTGCCTGTCGTATGCCCACGTTGCCACCTCCTAAGTCCGTGGCCCAGCTTTGCCGATGAAGATTGTCTTCTGACTCCTCAACGGTTCGATCGCATATCTGAGAGCTGCGATAGCGTCGTCTTTGAACTCTATCGGTTCGTCCAGGACATTGCCGTCTTTGTCTTTCTTGTAGCTGTATTGCTGCATCTCGGCAAGAATGTTTGGACAATTCTTCGAGATGTGAATTTTGTGGCGCTTGAGCCAGTCGATACCGTCCTTGACTGAACCTGCGCCCTTCACAGACGGCACGACGTTGAAGCCCGCCTGCCTGAACTCTTTGATTCTCGCTGGCTCGGCGCTGTCTGCCGTGATTTGCTTGCGCTTGTCCGTGAGCTTCGCGATTTCCCGTATGAGTTCGGCGTTAGTCAAGCCAGTCTCATACAGCTCGTCGAAGACGTACAGTTCATCGTCTTTCATTCCCACGCGGACGAGAGCCGAGGGATGATTGAAGCCGAAGTCGAGACCCTGATAGACAGCGTCAAAGTCTTGTTCTTTGTACGGGATATCTTCGAACACGTAGTTGTGGAAGACGAGGTTTCCGAGCACTCCCCACTCGCCGAGCCCGTAAATTTGATAGTATGTGTAATCCTGATTTTTCAAGTCTTCGATAACCTTCTTGTATTCATCGTCAAGAAAGCGGTTGTCCTTGTATGTCGATTTGTGGATGACACAGTTTTCTTTCGGTGCATCGAAGAAAAACGACTTGAGCCAGCTCAAAGCCGAGACTGGATTGAATGTCATCGTGATCTGCAACGGCCACTGAGTCTTGCCCCTGAGCCTGAGATCTAGTTGTTGAAAGTCTTCCTGTGTAATCTCGCTCGCTTCTTCGACCCAAATGTCCGTGATGCCTGCAATCGACTTGAGCTTCTCCACGTCGTCGAGGCCGGTAAAGATGACTTGATTGCCATTCAGACAGCCGATCTCCATGTCGGACTTGTTGACTTTGAAAAGTCCGAGAACCTTCCAGCTTCGAAGAATGGCCATGATGAGTGCAAACGTCGAGTGCCTGTTTGTCTTGGCTACTTTCCTGACTATGAGAAACTTGTGACCTTTTTCCTTCATTGCGCGAAGAACGAGTCTCTGGGCGATGAACATTGACTTGCCCGAACCTGCACCGCCGTAGAATATCTCATAGCGTGAGCGGTTGTCGAGATACGGCTTGAAAGCCTTGTTGAATATACGAGTGTGGATCTTAATCGCCATCTTCAACCACGTCCACAGTGATGTCGAGACTGCCAGAGTGAGCCATCTCTTGCTTGTCTGTCTGGCCGAGGTACTGTTTGCCGAGCCAAACTAGCATTGTGTTGTTGCCTTTTTCTGCGGCCTTCCACTGTAATCGCCTTAGAGACATCTTCCCGTTATCCATTCCGTTTTTATATATGCGAAGAAATTCTTTGTCCTTCTGAAGAGTTCTCGTCGATATTCCAAGAATCGAGCTGATTTCTTCCTGCGTGCATTGAATGTAGGCCAGCTTCTCGACAAGCTCATAGTCTATTTTCTTTTTCGGTCTGCCAGCCATAAAATCACTTCCTTATCAGTTTTGCTTTCTCCCCTGTGTATTCTTCCCAGCGCTTTACGATTACATCGCAATATCTCTCGTCAAGTTCCATCATGTAGCAGATGCGGTTTAGCTGTTCGCAAGCTATAAGTGTTGAGCCTGAACCACCGAAGAGGTCGAGGACAATCCAGCCGGATTTACTGCTGTTATTTATTGCCTTCGAGCAAAGTGCTATTGGTTTCATTGTTGGATGTTCTTTGCTAATCTTCGGTCTAGCTATTTCCCACACCGTATCTTGCGTTCTGTCATCAACAAAATAGTGCGCTGCCCCCTCTTTCCATCCATAAATTATTGGTTCGTGCCGCCAATGATAATCTTGCCTTCCGAAAGCGAACACATCCTTCACCCATATGATTATTTCCGCTGGTTTGAATCCTGCCTCCGCAAACAAACTTCTAAACAAAACGTCCATGCCGAGGCCCTCGGCATGACAAACATAAATTGATGCCCCGGTTTTCATGTTTTCAAAAAATCTATTGAAGGATTTTTCTAATAACCCTCGGAGTTCTTCGCCCTTCAAGTGGTCATTAGTCACTTTCTTCCCATCCAATCTTCTATTTCTCGCTTTCAAATCCTCTAAATCCCCTGAATTGACCGCCACCCCATAAGGCGGGTCAGTGAACACCATGTCCGCTTTCTTCCCGTCCATCAGCTTCTCGACATCTTCTTTGATAGTTGAGTCCCCGCACATCAGGCGATGTTTGCCAAGTAGGTAAATGTCACCGCGTTTTGTCACGGGTTCTTCTGTGTTTTCTAATGCAGCGTCTACGTCGAAACCGTCTTCTTCAGGTTCTTTGTCGAAAGCTATCAATTCTCCTATCTCATCCAAATCAAACCCAGTAAGCTCTATATCAAAGTCTCCCGTGTCGATGTCTATCAACAAGTCTTTCAGCTTTGGAAAGTCCCACTCACCAGAGATTTTATTCAAAGCTACATTTAGAGCTTTCTCCTTTGCGTCGTCAAGGTCAACCACCACGACATCAACTTCTTCTATCCCAAGCTCACGCAAAACCTTTAGTCTTTGATTCCCACCAACAACAAAGCCTGTGCGTTCATTCCAGACGATAGGTTCGACGTATCCAAATTCTGAGATGCTTCGCTTGAGCTTGGCAAGCTCTTTGTCGTCAATCTTTCGTGGGTTGTATGGAGCGTATTTCAAGTCTGATACTTTCATTTTTTCAATTTGCATTCAATCCCTTCTTTCTCTCTCTGATACTCCCGATCCTGTTTGATTCTTCGATTCACGTATCTGCGCACACACTTCCATGAACAGAAGTCACGACCGTCGAGGGTGTGCCAGTGATGGGCGATAACATCAGTCTTTCCGCATTCGTCGCATTGAGTGACCTGACTCAAAATGACTTCCAAAAGAAAGGGAGCCCGAAGGCTCCCGTGTGCGGAAGGAAGAGTTTACACAATACTCACCCGAAGGTGGCTGGATGCGGGAGCTGGAATCGAACCAGCCTATGCTGCTTATGAGACAGCCGAGCGGCCACTGCTACCATCCCGCAATGAATAAAGGCCGTGGCACGAACGGATTCGAACCGCTACCCTTCCGTTTATGAGACGGATGCGCTGCCATTGCGCTACGTGCCTAGCCTTTTAGCTTTATACTCACAGAATAAACCTGTTCGGCTTTACTTGTCAGATAGCTTGTCCAATGCAGACTTTCTCTTTTTGAAAATACTTTCCAGCAATTTTCTGTCTTTCATTACCTACTTGCGCTCCAGTTGCCGACAATGCCGCCCTGTATTCCCTTTCTGAGAAAGCCGCTCATGAACGTGTTGCTGGCGTTGCCGTGGAAAGCATACAGCCTGTCGTCGATTGCCAAGTTGAAAGTTACAAGACCGTTGTAAGACGTGCCACCTCCTGAAATCTCGAATCCAGTAGCAGTAGCGTCAAAAGTGCAGCCGTTAGCAGCAATCTCCATGTCGAAACAGTACACAGCGCCTTCTACAACAGCGTTCACAGTCCAGTTTCCATCTACATTCGGATAAGTGGTGACTTTGGTGCAACCTGCAATAAGCAGAACAGCTATGACTGAGAGTATAATTATCAGCTTTTTCATACTTGCTCGCCTCCTCATGGCATGAAAAAAAGGCCCGAAGTGGGCCTTCGCATATTTTTACAATTACTATTCTATCACAAAATGTTTCACCCAAGCAAGTCAAGTAGAAGAATAGAGTCTATAATACTCCATCGCCAGCCCAAATAACCGTTCAACATCTACTAGAATTTTGTCTCCTTGTTCCACTAGAAGTTCTTCGTCATCATCATTGAAAATTCTTATGAGACTTTTTCTGAGCCCTTCATAATCGGCAACAACTTGTTTTGCAAACCAAATAAATGCTGTTCTGGTATCCGGCAAAAGTTTATCGCTAACTCTAATTATTCTGTGGCAAATTGCGTGGCAAGTAGGACAAACTAACATCAAATTACCTAAAGAGTTCCCGCCACCCTGCAAAAAAGGAATAAAATGATGTGTATTCAAAATAGTTGCAAACTCTCTGGGTGGTATAAAACCACAAACGTCACACTTAACAGTTCTGGTTTTGATTCTTATGTTCTTATAATGTCTCAAGCTTTTTATGTAAGATTCCCCTTCAAACTTTTCTAGTGCGGTTTTTCTAGGTTTGTGACCAGTAAATTTTCCGGCTTCTATTGAATCAATTAGAGTAGAAAGAGATCGTTCTAAGCTCACAAATCATCCCTCCTTGAGTTTTTCCACATTTTCTGTGCCAGTCTCAAAGCCACATGATCCAATTTTCGCAGGGCCTTGACACGCCAAAATCTAGCAGCATTTTCACATCCCCTCGGTGCGTCGGTGATCATCTGGCCCACCTCTTCGAGCGTCATCCCCTCGGAGTACCTCCAACCCCATGCCCGGCGATCTTCATCCGTGAGAGATTCCATCGCCTGATCCATGATTTCCAACACCCGGACCGCTGAGGCGTCTTTCGTGATCTTCTCGTTTGGTTCAATGCGGTCTTTTTGAAGGTATATTATGGACGAGGTCGAGAAAATCATACTTTCAGTGTGTTGCTCGATCGTCTCACGCGAGGCCCAGAGTTTCTGGACTTGTTTCGGTGCCAGCATCCGACCCTCCACGACTCGAAAAACGATATCCCACAACGAATCGTTCATAACCTCCCTCCTGGTAACAAGGACCGTCCCCGCGGCCCTCATACCTTCGTTTTCTCTCTGAATCTCGTCTCTTTCTCCATCAGTTCGATCTCTTCCTGAAGCGTCAGATTGCGACGCATCAGCCGGGCATTTTCGCGTCTCAACTCTTCAGCCTCGCGTTCAAGATCCTCGCGGTTGCCGTAACCGAGCATCCCGGAAAGGCAGTACCCTGCGCAAAAACACCCAGAAGCAAGTAGAAATATCCAGATTCCCATCACTCCACCTCCACAAATTCCCGAATGATCCTGTCGATCTTTATCGTATTTGGAAACAGTTCGCTATACGGCACTCCAAACACACGTGCATACTTCGCCGCTTGTGCAGGAGCTATCCGGTTGATCCTGCCGTCCAGTATGCCGCGCGTGAGTTCTTGTCTGATCCTGTGTTTGGCTAGTTGCCCGACGCTCAGACCGGATTCAAAGAAAACTCTGCGGAACACCGTCATGTTGATTCTCTGCATCTCTCTCCTCCGGATTCTCGTTCATGTCGGGCGTTAGCAAGAAACCGCAATTCTGACAGTTCCAGGGGTCTTGCTCGGCACAACTGAACCAGGTTTTCCCGCACAACGGGCAGGTTCGTTTAATCATTCGGGATCTCCTCCGGTTTCAACGTCCTGGCCTCTACAACGTCCCAGAACTTGGAGGCCAGAACCCCGGCCTTGTCTATCGCCGCTTGAGAACTGGCGGCTTTAACCTCCATCCGTAACCTGCCGAATTCTTTGACCTTGCAGCCGAAAGTAACTTCATACCAGTTTTCCAAGAGCATTTCTATCCCTCCCTTTCTTCCAGACTGGTTCATATTCGGGAATAACGATACCCAGAGACTGCTCAAGCCACTGGGCGACGATGACTCTGTGCGAGAACTCTCCGGCTGGTTCGTAAGCGAGAAGGATCGCATCCTCACCAAGATCCGCGTAGACCTTGCGCGGATCGAGCTGTGTGAGAGTCTCTTCCAGGAATCTCTCGGTGAAATAGATTCGATCGTGGTTCTGTATCCAGTGCCTCATAAGATCCACTGAAGGGGCAAGGTCTGGATAAACCCTGCCTGTGAAGTATTTAGGGGTGTAAGTAGCTATTGAGACAGCTTGAGGATGTCTGGCGACTCTGGCGAAGTAGGAAGTTTTCAAGTTCTCGCCTCCTCGATACTCAAATTCAATTCGGCCTTGAGCTTGACAATCTCTCCGAACCTTTCATTGAAGCGGCCAAATAGCTCATTGAATTGATCGGTTAGCTTCTCAAGTTCTACCCTCAATTCCGGGAGAGCTTTCTTGAATTCATCGAGAAGAGGCATTTTAACATTGACTGCGACAGCCGGAATCTTCTTGCCGACCTCCGCCACATAGGCTTTCCGGAACGTTTCGTATGCTTCCTGGCATTCTTTGGGCAACGACTGGATGGCATATTGCAACGGCCACGCCAGTTCTATGCTCGCCTTTGTTAGGTCGTCCATCGATTTGTCTAAGGGCTTGCACCAAGAGTACACGCCATCTTCCAAGCAGTAGGTGTCTCCTCTCTTCATATTCTCAATAGCTGATTTCAGACTGATGTCGTCGTCGCGAAGCTCCTTGAGGGCTTCTTCCAACTCTTGCGTAGTGACTTCTTGCATCCCGTCTATACCTTCTCTGACGATCACTTCTGCCCCTCCCCTTGATTCTCTCGTTCTTCTTCAGGCCCGAAGATTTCGTCGGCTCTTCTCGCGTCTCGAAGTTGTTTCTTTATCCTCTTTTTCTCAAGCCTTTCGGGAGAGGTTACTTTTTCTTTCTGTCTGTTGAGGAATCTGTCAATGTTCTTCATCCTCTGCCTCCCTCTTTTCGAAGTTCACGCATCCGAACGTTTCGTGAAACAGAAAGCCACACTCGTCATGACTACAATCGACCATCATTCCGGTATAATCGACCTTTCCTGGGTAGTCAGACTGGCCGAAACCGACCTGCTCGTCGTCGTAGAAGAAAGCCTGTTCGTTCATCTTGTCGTGGGCGCATCTTCCAAAGCCTTTGTCGAGTAGCTCCTTTTCGCCCTGAATATCGGTTGAACTGGAGAATTTCGGCCACTTCCCTTCAATCGGCTCTCTGCTGAACCATTCGCAGTTCTTGCACCTTGCGAACTTCAATCTCTTCACCTCTTCCAGGAGAGGCTTCGTTGACTGAATGAGGATATACTCGGCCATATCGAGATTGTCTTGCTCATCCTGGGTGCGGTTC